CCGACAGCAGGTAGCCGTAGGGCGTGTTGATCGGATCCTCGACGATCATCTGCAAGCTCAGGACGATGCCGGGCGGCGGCTGCGACGTGCAGTAGATGAAGCTCTGGCCGGCGGAGTTGAACCCGGTAGAAGGTCCGATGAAGCCCGACCACGCAAGGAAGAAGTCGTAGTAGAACATCGGCAGGTCTACAGACCCGTAGAGCGTGATCTCCTGCCCGTAGAACGGCGGATGCGGGCACGCCCAGACTTCGTAGTACGCGCCCGGCCATCCCTGTAGCCTGATCCACGGGAGCGGGTTGAACTGCACGATGGGGATAGTGCTTCGCTCCAGCGTGGCAAAGAGCGTGTTCTGTTGGCCTTGTGGCGGCGCTGGCGACGGTGGCGGTAGCGTAAGTTGCGCCTGTGCGATGGTGCACGCGAGCATCACCAGAAGGAAGCGGCTCATGCGGGCTCGATTCTCATACAGTCTTGGATGGCGTTAGCCGACCTGAGCGCCTGCTCCTTCTGGTTGACCATTGTCCTGCTGTCATTCCAATGGTCGCGGACCAAGGCGACGGCTTCGATCTTTGCCGCAAGCCAGCCCGCCTCGAAGCATCGTCGCTCGTGGGCGTCGAATCCTTCTGGGATCGTGGTCATTCTTCCCACTCCTCCATGAGCGCGAGCACGGCGTCGTCGTCTGGTGCCATAGCGCAAGCAAAGCGGGCGCAGTCCAGCAGGAGCTCGAGGTGTTCCAGCGTCACGTTGCGCTCGAACATCGCCTGATCGTCGGCGCATCGCTGGAGCATCTGGAGAACGGTTGTCCGTTCGCTCGGCAACTTGCCGCGTCCTGTGGCCTTCAGCATGGCGTGACTCCTCGCGACCTGTACGCCGCCTGCCGCTCGCGGTGGCATGTTCGGCAGTACCGCTGCTCGGGCGATAGGCGCGTCAGTTCGTGCCCACGCTTGCAGTGCGTTTGCCGTGCCCTATCGGCTGCTGGAGCAGTCGAACGCAGCACGTTCTCGCGGTGCGTTGTGGGCTCCACATGCCACGGATTCACGCACCGCGGGTTGTTGCATCGGTGGTCAAGGTCCATGCCGGCAGGGATCGGACCGCGCTGGTCCTCGTATGCGAACCGATGGGCGCAAGGGCGCACGCCGGGAGCAACGCGGAAAGAGCCGTATCCGTTGCGGTTGGCGGCACCGTTCCATCGCCAGCACTCATCCTTGGTGCCGATACTGGCGTAGCTCCAGAACGCGCCACGCCGCATCATCGGAGTCATCGTCATCTACCTACCCCACTGTTTCGCAAAGGCCCGGTACTCTTGCGGTGTTGGTTCTGCAAATCCGTCAGGATGGAGCGCGGTCACCAACGCATCCGAGTCGTCTGGGGAACGGCCTGCGCGGTTGCGATGTTTGTCTTTTTCCTCCATGCGCATCGCGCCTCCTGCCCCAGTGTTGTCGTACCGCAACTCGGTCAAGTCCTCGCGCAGCATCCGGTTCTCCGGCGTGTCAGGTACGCCGATCTCGCCGCGTCGGAACATCACGCGCATCGCGTCGTGGAGCTCGGCCTTCAGGTTGTAATGCAAGGTGTCGACGCCGAGGAGGTCACGCCAACCGCCGCAAGGCTTCGCTCCGAAGTTGACTCCCACCACGGGTCGGTTCTCCGTGCGATAGAGGTCCAGTATGCCAGCTCCGATGCCCACCATGTCGACGCGCTTACGCCTGTCGGGCACTCCGTGGGCCTTGCACAAGGCATCGAATCTGTCCCTGCTTTCTACTGTGTTGTCACTCCACCATGCATCGCGCTTTACAACTACGCGGTGCTCGTTCGTGATGATCGCGACGTTCTTGTCGCCGCCGCCCGGGTTGCGGGCAGGATCGAATCCGCCGCGCGGGGCCTCGCGGATGTTGGGAGCGAGCGCGCCCCACTTGTTCTTGGTGGCGAACCGCTCGCACTTGGTGATCAGCGAGTGCGGGATGAGCTGGCGTGATCCGCCCTCTGGGAACTCCCCGAACACGCGCGCGGTGACGTTGGGATCGTCCGCGCCCCAACGCTGGATCATGCGCCAGATCCACTTGCGGGATATTGCGCCCGGGATGTGGTTCTTGCCTGCTTCCGCCCACTCCTCTGTGAACTCCTTGGGGCGCTTGCCGATGTTCGGATGGTCGAACGCCGACAGCTTCAGCTTGTGCCAAGACGGATCGCGGAAGTGCTGCCAGATCGGGCCTTGCGCCGCGAGCGGGTTGTACAGCGCGATGAGGCGGGAGTCGGGATGCTGGAGGAGCGATTCGAGCGCGGTCCAGTATTCAAGATCCTCGACGCCAGAGGCCTCGTCCACGATGACGAACACGGGACCGCCGTGACCGCGGCGCCCCTGGATGCTGGTTGGGTTCTGCGGGTTGACGACGGCGCAGTCCCATCCGGTCATACGCTTGCCGTTGGCGTCGGTCATCACCCACTCGGCGTCGAGCAGCTTGCCGTCGATAGGGATGACGGACGACTCGTAGGCACGCACGACTTCCTGCCACAGCCCTGCGTAGACATTGTCGAAGCTCGGGCCTGTGAGGACAGTGCGCGAGTTGGGCGTCGTCGACATCATCTCGACGATCTGCCCGCCCATTGCGTAGCCCTTGCCGAGGGCGTTGCCTGAGCGGATTGCCACGCGGTCGTACTTGCGGATGAAGCGGGGTATCTCGCGCTGCTTCCGCCAGTATCGACGTCCCTGGACGACGCGGGAGAAGTACAGAGGATCGCCTGCGATGGCTTCGGTCAGTGAGGGCTCGTCGAGGACGGCTTCCATCTAATAGGTCAGCCTCGGAGACGAGTAGAGAAAAAGCGTCTCATAGTGCTTCCGACGCCACTGTTCCCGAGCAATGTCGGCAGGATGAGGGCAGCCGAGGTATGCGTCGATACCGGCTTCCCACTGATCGCGGCGAGCCCGCTCGCGCGCCTGCATGTCCTCCATCTCAGCCGTCCATCGATCCCATGCTTTGATGTTGTCGTTGCTCACGCCGGCATCATCTCCAGCATGGCGAGCAGCGGGCCGTCGTGGGCGTCGTCGTCCAGGTCAAGGCGCGAGGCTATCATGGCGAGGTCGGCGTCGTCCGGCTCGCCCTCGCCGACTGAGTCATACTTCATGGCTGTGAATCGCAACAATGATCCCAGGCGCCGGATGCGCCTCATCCTGGCTTCCGTCCCTTGCGCGCGCGCTCCGCCGCCATGATGGACTGGACGCTTTGCTTGGCGACCTGGCCGATGGCCTTCGCGTCGTCAGGCGACAACTTGCGCCCCCATCGCTTGTAGTTCTTGCGTTCCAGGTACCACGCCGAGGCTTTCCAGTCGGTCAGCATCGCGTCGACGATGACAGCCACAGCCCGTGCTTCCGCCGTGCATTCGGCAGCCTTTATTGCCGCTCGATACGCTGCAAACGGCTCCTCGCCCTTTTTCCCTCGCGTCATCCAAGAGCGATGGGTCGAAGCTCCAACCCCACACGCTTGCGCCGCTATCTCCGGGAAGTTGGCCCCCTTGACCAGATCGACGATCTTGGCGTGGACTTCCGGCGTCAGGTCCGTAGGTCTGCCCACTACTCACGCGCCGCCCCGTCGTCGGCTTGGTTCAGGTCGTCTGGATCCTCGCACGGATAGGAGTGCATCTCGCAGAGGGACATCGCCACGGCGTCGGTCAGGCGGGAAAAGCTACCGGCGCGTCCGGTGGCGAACAGCCGCCACGCCTTGCCGTGTTTGGCTGTGTCGGGGTAATCGAGGATGACGACGGCTACGGCGGTACCGCGCCGGCTCAGGGCGTTGATGAGGTCGGTCGAGGCGACGTAGTCCAGGTCAGCGGAGTCGGTCACTCGCCGTCCTCGTCTGTCTCGACGACCTCGAATCCGACGGCATTGGCGTTGCGCCTGGTCGTCGTGGCTTCTGAGCACGCCCGGAGCGCCTGAGCGCATGAGAGGACGGCGTTGGCGGCAGCCTGGACGGCTGACTGCGCGGCGGCAAGCGTGCGCTCGGATGCGGTCTGCCTGCTCACGTCACGACCGCTTCCGAGGGCTGGTCGACGGGATCAGGGCTGGCGACGACCGGCGCGGGCATGTCGGGCAGCGGCATCAGCTCCTGGACGATGCCTGAGGCGATCTGCCGCGCCTCGTCAGCGAGCATCTCGCCGGCGCGGACCAGCGGTGACCACTTCGGGCGGGCCTTGGCTTCCAGCTCCTCGCCGCGGATGTCATCGTCGCCGTCGCGGATGATCCGGCGCGTGTCGTTCATCTCCTTTTCCCACAGCGCCCGCGCCTGCTTCCGGTAGGGCTCGAAGGATTCAGGCTTGGTGATGACGGCGCGGAGGTAGTCGGTGGCGAGCTGTGAGCGGAACTGGTTGGTGGCTTCCGCCCAGGCGAGGATGGGATCTTTCGGGGTGGTCGCCGCCGGCGTTTCTGGTTGGGTTTCCATGTGTTGCCCTCAGTCTTGCCGGGTAGGCGACATCCGTAAAGCCCCGAGGAGAGGCATCCGTCAGCGGGGGCAAGGGTGGGCTCGGTTGGATAGGGAACACTCTATAACGAGCAAGTCGACATCCCGCCAGAGGAAGGGAGTCCGCACCACCAGCACTTCGCGCCTTCCACCTTGGGCTCGCGGCAGGTGCAGCTGGTAGGAGCAGGCCTGCCGCGCGCCGCCTCGTCCACGTCGTTCAATTCGATCATGCTGCCTCCATCGCCGCATTGAGAATGGCTACCGCCTCCTCCGCGCTCGTCACGAATCCCGCAACGCATCCCGAAACACGCATTGCGTCGATGGTGGCGATCTGGTCAAGCGTGCCGCCGTAACCACCACCGGGGGCTTTGATTTCGATTCCGATGCGGCGTCCGTCCTTTGTCCATCCGTCAACGTCAGGCATGCCCTTGGGACCTGAGCGGTAGTTGCCGCGCATCCTGCCTATGCTTTGTTTCCAAGCGCGGGCAACGAGCGGATGCCGTTGGACGGCGGCGAGAATGGCGGGCGTGACGTCGGCCTCGGTAGTGGTCATGCTGACTCCGTTGCTGTCAGTGCCCTTAGAGCATCGCGCATGTTCGACCACCACGCATCGCGCTCGTTCAGCGTGTCGGCTTTTATGTACGCCTCGAAGCGATCCGCGAGCGCGAGCAGCAGCGCCAGGTCGTTTGGTCGCAGCATCGCCTGCTTTTCAGACATGATCGCGGCATGAGCTTTACGCACTCGTTCCAGTGGCGTGCTCATGTTGCCTCCGTTGCTGGCGGCTGCTTGCGGAGGTTTGCGATGTGTACGGCAATGGTCGCAGCGTGCCATCGCTCGTAATCCCCAATCGTTGGCACGTCGTCGTACTCGCCTCTGAGAGTGTTGGCGATTTTGACCGCAGCCTCAATGGCCGCGTTCCAGCCCTCGGTGTACTGCCAGCGTTGGATCTTGTCAGAGATGGCGGCAACCAGACGATCCTGGCCACATGCAGGGCAAGGATTGTCGGGCCTGCCTCGCTCGTATCCATGTTTGCATATGTCGCTCAATCCCCACCCCCTTGCGCTGCGTCCGGGTGCCGGGCGAGGAATGCGCGGATGTCGCGCATGTCGAGAGACATCAGATAGCCAGCGCGAGACGCGAGTGAGCATCCCTCATCTCCCATTGTGCAGCACACGCGCCGCAGCAGCCGCACGGCTTCGTCGCGCTCGGCCTCGGCCATGTTCCGAGTGGCTGTCGCATTCCCCCTACCGCGCCGCATCCGTTCAACCTCCAGCGTTAGGTCCGCGATCTCCTCGACGGCGCGGCTCGCGGCGGCTGCCAGCACATCTGCGGCGTCTATGGCTCGCCCTTCCTTGCGATGGCATCCGCGCCGATGTACGCCTACGCGCTCTGCGCCGTAAGCCTGTAGCGCATCCCGCAACTCAGCCGCGCTGGACGGGGCGGTACTCGTCGCACTCTTGGATTCCGAGCCACCACATGCCGTCGCTGGTAAACCTGACGCGGTGTTCCGATCCGAGTCGTCCGCACTCGCAACGCTCGGGCTCTGATTCTTCGGGCATGGGTCACTCCCCTCGGCTCTCTCGGTAGTCGCACCACCTGTCGAATGCGAGGTAGCCGACGATCGCGAGGACAATGATGCTGCATCCGATAGCGTCCCACATGATGGCTGCTCCTTCCTGACGTGGTGAATGAACGGCTTTCCGTAGTCGTCAACGTCACCGAAGCACTCGGTACCGCCGCACTCGCACGTAGCAGGAGGCTCGTCCGGCGCTTTCGCCACGGGCAGTCCCAACGCCTCACGCTGACCAGCGGATAAGGTAGGAGTCGCCACGCCGCGCGATGTGGCGTGCTCCAAGTTGTGCAATACCTCGATGCTGTCGTCCGCTTCCAGCGCGGCGCGTATCTCCGCATAGGTCGGACGCTCGCGCAGAGCCTCCAGCATCTCGGCCTTGCCTGCCGTGAAGTTCTCCAGGTCGTTGAGCCGCTGGTTGTTCACGGAGTCTGATCGCTCCAAAGCCGTCAGGCGAGCGCAGACCGACGACAGCGTGCGATTCAGCTCCGAGAGCTGGCGCTCGTAATCATCCCAGATGGCGCTATCCAGCTTCAGGCTGGCCTCGATTGCAAAGATCCGCTCGATTGCGTCCTTCTCCGCGCTCATGGCTTCCTCCGCTCATCCGTCACCAGCGCGATGTTCCCCGCCGCCAGTCGCTTCTGCAATTGCTCCAGGAACTCCTTGCTCCGCGCCCTGTCCTCCGGGCTCGTCGCCGCGATCTCCGCGCTGATCCTGTCCGCTGTTGCCACGCCATTCCTCGCCTTCAGGATGGTAGCCACCTTGCCGCGGATAGCTGCGATAGGATTCCCGACACGATCCGCCGTGTCGCCAAGCTCGAGCAGCGCATCGCAAAGCACATCCTTGGGCAACGTGCCGACGCGACTCCGCACGTACAGGATCTCCTCCTCCGATACCGAGCGCCCGCAGATCAGCGGAACGATCACGGCGAGCGAGTCGAGCAGCCCATCGCGCGCCGCCTCATTCGCCTTCGGTAAATCCAAGCTGAAGTGTTTCTGTTTCATTCTGGTTCATCCTTTGGAAAAGAGCCTGCGCCCTGTTTGCGAGCGATGCCGTGCGGGACTGGACTTGGTTCGTCTTCGGGTCGTGCTGCCCTGCGTCGAGGGCCGCGAGATTCTTCACGCCTACCGCCCAGAGAATCCCCGGGCATTGCCAGTCGTACTCCTCGCCGCGCAGCTTTGGGGAGGCCCCGATACGGGCGAACGCCGCGTACCAGTCCCGCTTGCCCTCCCGCTTCAGAGCCGCCGCGAGCTGCTTCCTGACGCCGGCAGCGAGGGGGCGGTCGGGCTGGCTCATGGTCGGGCATCGGTCCCCCCAGATGTCCGCGAGGTCATCCGGGGTGAGCCCCGACCCCGTAGGGGGAGGGGGGTCTACCGAACGTAGTGAGGTAGTCTTACTCTCTATCTCTATCTTGTGCGGTGACAGAGCGGTGACCGTCACCGGTTCTGGCGGTGACATGCCGGTGACATGCCGGTGACCGTCGCGCTGTCTTTGCGCCCTCTTGTTGTTTCGCTTTCGGACCAGTTCCCCGAACATCTCGTCGAATCCGTGTAGACTGGCTTCCGGTGTCCCTGGGTTATCTATGAACCCGGAAGACATCCACGCGGCGTGGACGGCGTCGACCTTGCGCGAGTGAGGCCAGGCAATGAGCCTGCAGAACGCCCGAGGCGCGTGGTGTCCGAGCTTGCCGTCGTCCGTGGTGTCAGCGAGCCGACACGCCAGCCGGTGAAGCTGGCCCACGGCGACGTCGAGCGACCAGTCAGGATCGACGCCAAGGGCCTCCAGAGCCCTTGCCAGGGCCGCCGTCTTCGGATGGTCCCAGACGTCCGCGTACAGCCTCGCCCACGTCCCATGCGCCCTGGAGCCCATCCCCACCCCTTCCCGTGCTTGCGGGCAACCCAAGGTGGGCCTCCCGTAGTGCCAGGCTGAAAAAGAACCGGGCCGGTCGCGCGTCCCCTGCTGTGCGTTGTTTCCCCACCGCACATTCGCGCGACCAGCCCGGGAAAATTTCGATCGGCTGCCGGTCTCTTCGCAGCACGGCTTGAGACGCGCTGCTTTTCGCGGTGCCGATCGCGGAACGGAAACAATCCGCCCCGGTTGTTTGATTCGGTGGCGTTCACGCGCTCGCGGCTTTGATCGCCTTGAGCTTGTCGAGGAACGGCACGAGCGCCTGCGCTGCGTCCTCGCGGGCCTCGTGCGCCGCTACCGCCTTGGCATCCGCCGCATCATGCGCCCTTGCCGCCTCGCTCAGAGCCTTGGCCTCAGCCCCCGTCAGCGCGAGGACGTGCCGCGGCTCGAATCCGCGCATCTCCGCCCACGCCCGCAGTGAGAACCGATCCCGCTTCGTCGCGCTGTTGGTGTCCGTTGGCATCCCCGCTAGATCCGTTGCTTCCGCTTCCATCCTTGATCTCCTCCTTGATTGCCTCGCCTCTGAACGCCGATACCGCCGTCCACCCGTGCCCGGTGCTCACTTCTTCTCCGGCTTCGCGACGTTCACCTGCACCTGATGCACATCGTCGCCGCATTCGTGTCCAAAGAACTCGTGCGCGTCCTTGACCAGATCCTTCACCTTCGCGTCCGTCGTCATCTCGATCAGCAAAAACAAACGCCTTGGCTTCATTGCTTTCTCCTTGTTCATGTTCACCGCCTGCCAGTCGGGCATCACTACTCCCGACTGGCGTCCGCATCCTTCGCTTCGTCCTTCCCCTGGCCATGTGGCCGATCAGAATGGAATGTCGGGCCGCATGTTCGCCGTGGCCTGCGCCGCGTGATTCGGCTTCGTGACAGCGCCCTTGGCATCCTCCTGCGGGATCGCTTCCACCTTTGGATGAGGAACGCCGTCGTTCCCGATCTTTGTTGTGACGTTGATCCGAACGCGCCGCTTCATCAGGAACCGATCGGCGGTCCGCTGATCCAGGAAGTCGGTGTACTCCCCGATGCCTTGCGCGTCGAGTTCCTCCGAGGAGTATCCGGCGTGCTTCAAGAGGCTCGCGATGGTAAAGACCGCTTTCCCCTCGACGATGGCGTCGTACCAGACCTCGCGGCCCTGGCTGTCAGCCATCACCAGCTTGATCTTGCGATCGCCGGATGTCTTGGTCTTGAGCGGCCCGCCGCCCTGCGATGTCGTGAACACCTTGATGATGTCCACGACGTACTTGCCATCCGGGATGCGGTCAGATTTGACCGATCCTGCGTCTGCGTCCAGGTTGATCGGCGGCATGGTTACGCAACCTCCTTCGGTGCGAGCTTGTCTTTCACTTCGGTTGACTTGTCGGAGTAGAGCTGCCGGAGCACTTCGATGTGCTCGTCGAGCAGGTACCGCGTCTCTTTCTTCATGGTCGTGGCGAACGATGCGACATCTTCGATGGACGCGGCGGCAACGATCTCGGCCTTGAGAGCCCTGAACTTGGTCAGAGACTTTTCGGCCTTGTCCTTTGCCTTGTCCTCTTGCTTCTGAAGCAGCTCGCCGTCCTTTGCGATGCGCTCCGACTCGTCCTCGGTCGGTGCCTGGACTTCCCCGAGAAGAGGCAGCAAGGGTTCAATCGTCGAGAAAGACGGGTTGCGGAACACCTTCCCGGAGAGCACGCCGGTACGATCCTTCTCGACGTACACCTCGTAGATGCTCTTGGTCGAGTCGGTCGGATCCTTGCGCGACTCCATCCGCATGCAGATGTGCGTCTCGTACTGAGTCTCACCCTCGGCGCGCATCGAAACGCCCACGCGCTGAAGCTCGCCGTTGACCGTCTCAAAGAGGTTCTTCTGTCGGCCGAGGACGAACAGATCGAACGGCGAGTCGATCACCCAGCTGAGCAGGCTGCGGTACGGCTTCTTTGCCGGACCCCAATGGCGAAGCTCTAACGGCTTGCCGTTGTTGAAGCGCGACTCCGCGGCTTCGATTGCCGAATCCCAGACGTGGGAAATCGAGTCGATCACGAGGACGCCGTGAGTTGCAGGATCAAGCGACTTGATCGCCTCAACCGTGTCGCCCAGGCTGCGGGTGTAGACGGCGTCGAAGTCGAACGCAGCCGGGTGGACGGTGCGCTGCGGAATCGCCATCGTGTAGAAGTCGGTGCCGCGCTCCGTGTCGACAAAGGCGATCCGCTTCCCGCGCACCTTGGCGAGCCCTTCCGCGAACAGGAGCGCGGTGAAGGTCTTTCCCGAGCCCGGAGGCCCGTACATGGAAACCTTGAGCCGTGCCTGTTGCGCGGCAGCCTTGGAGAATCGAACACTCATCGCACGCTTCCTTTACCGGGGTATCCGCAGAGCGAAATGCTGCGCGGGCGTGCCGGAGAAATTGGTTTCAGTCTTCGAGCCATGCGTCCTCGTTGCCGTGATCCGCGCGGAGCGACCGATGCGCGAATCCCCAAAAGATCGCCGTCACCGCGGAGAAGAATGCCCACCAGCCGAAGAACGTAATCATGCCCGCCTCCTTGCCAGCTCGTGCATGGCCTGCGTCTCGAGTTGCCTCACCTGCCGGCGCGTGAGCTTCAGCCGCTTCGCGCAGGCATCCACCGTGTGCTGTTCCTCGCCTTCGATGCCGTAGCGGAGCTTGAGCACGGAAGCCGACGCGCGCGGCAGAGTTCCGAGCATCCTTCCGAGCTTGCGCGCGTCGTCGTTGGCAGCCGCGATCCGCTCCGGCCTCGGCTGACTGCACCTGGCCTGCTCGATCGCCTCGCCGAGCGCGACCTTGGCCTTCTTGGCGCACTCCGTCGAGGACGCCGATCCTTCTCGCCAGCGGTAGTACTCCGGGACGCGGATCAGGGATCCCGTGTTGTGGATCGCGCGCTGCATGAACTGGATCACCCAAGGCGTTGCGTAGGTGGCGAACTTCACCCGCTTCTTCGGATCGTAGTCCTCGAGGGCGCGGATCAGGCCGAGCATCCCGTGTCCAACCAGATCGTCGAAGTCGAGCCCGCCGCATCCCTTCATCCGCTCGGCGCGCGCCTTCACGAGCCCTTGATTGCGCAGGATCATCTCGTCCCAGGCGGCGGTGTCGCCCTTGCGGATGCGCGCGATCAGCGCGAGTTCTTCCTCGCGGGTGGGGTGGGAGAACTTCATGCGTTCTTCCACCTCCCGCAGATCACGAGCGCCGCGCGCATCTTTTGCAGGAGGGCATCCGTCTCCGTCGGCGGATACCCCTCTGGCGCGAAGGTGTTCGGCCCGCCCAGCTCGCGGATCTCCTCATGCGCCAGTTCGCACGCATCCGCGAGCGCCTTCACCTGCATCCGCAGGTGGCGGATGTGATCGCCAAGGGCGGTGAACTCCGCGTCTACGGGATCGATCTCGGACTCGACGACCTGCTTTCCGTTGCGGATCATGACGCCTCCTTCGGGAGCATGTCGAACGCCAGGGCTGCCTTCTTGAACGCGAGCGAGAGGTTGAGACGCATCTCCATCGGGAGCGCATCGAAGTCGGGACGGTTGCGGACCAGCGACACATCCGCGATGAACGCGATCAGGAGAGATTCCACGCGCTCGCGGGCGGTATGGGTCGGCATGGCGATGGGACGAAGGGCGTTCAAGATGCACCAGCTTTCTTCGAGTAGAAGCGCACGCCGTTGGCGGCCATTTCCTTGTCGTTGCAGGCGTCGCACTGCTTCTTGCCGGACAGCTCCTCGATGCGCCCGAAGTCGGCGCTGTCAAAGAGCTTGTCGCAGTCGTCACAGGTCAGGATGTCCTGATCCTGATCCATGAACGCCTGCGCCGCCGTCTCGCGCGCCCACCTGGGGTCGTAGACGGGGCGGTCGAACTCGATCCGACCATCCGCGAAGAGCGTCGCCTCGACGTCGTTGAAGTCCGAGTAGTCCGTCTCGGCCTTGATCCACACCTCGCACACCTTGAAGGTGGAAGGATCGAACTTGGTTTCGCTCATGCTGCACCCGCTTTCCGCGCACGAATCCGCTTGCACATCCGGCACATCCGGTGGGTCCCCTTGTTCTTGCCCGACTCGTGCCGGTAAACGATCAGGTTCTCCCCCTCGTAGGCGTGACCGGCGGGGCAGTGCGTCTTCTTGGCGTTGTGGGCCGCAATCGTCTTGCCGCGCATCAAGTTCACCCGATGCGTGACCGGCTGAAGGTGCTTCGGATTGAAGCACGCACGATTGCGGCAGAGATGGTCGAGCTCCAGGCGCGGGTCGATCCGGCCCACGAGCTGCTCGTAGGCGTAGACGTGCATCGGCTTGCCCTTGGTGCCGATGTAGATGACTCCGTAGCCATCGGCGTTGGTGCGAGCCCACGTCCAGCACTCGCCCTCAAAGGAAGGTGGCGCGGCGTCCGCAGCGCCGCCGGGCACTGCGAAATGACGAGCAGCGTCGGAACGCCGCGCCTGTCCTTTTTGTCTGGTGGAACGCTGTGGAGATTCAGCGGACGATGAACGGAGCATTCGCAGTGCCCTCCGAGTTTCTACCTCGGTACCGCTGATCCTCGCGGCCAGGTGCGGTTCGGGTTTATCAGGCCCGGGCCGCTGTCGGCGCGGCGCACGTTGCGCCTCACTGACGACTCAGAATCTACAGCGACAGATTCCGCGAGTCAAGAAAGAATTTCTTTGACCACGCCAAAAAGCAAATCAGGAGGCTCGGACGCTGAAGTCCGTCAGAAAACGCCATCTGACTACGGAGCGGAATGCGCTGTTTTCGGGGATCCCGGATCGTGACCGGGTGGGTGCCATCAGTCGGAGCGCTCGAATGGTACTACGGATTGACTGGCCGTTCGTGTTTCTACCACGGCTTGTGGGTGTAGGGTGGTGCCCACCCTCCCGACTTATCACCGGGACCCACGGGGGGCCGTTCGAGCATCAGGGGTCGTCGTTCAATTGGATAGGACCTGGGCCTACGAAGTCCAGTATCCCGGTTCGAGTCCGGGCGACCCCGCTACTTTTCCTTCTTCTTCGGCGGATTCCAGACCTTTTTCTTCCATTCCTGGATCAGGTGGGCGTCGCCCATGTCCATATAGTGCAGGGTCATGGCCCTCGTGGAGTGCCCGACCACCTTCTGAATCAGCGCGCCGTCTAATCCGCTCCGCGCGAGGCTTGAAATGGCTGTCCAACGGAGCGCGTGGATGTCCAGAGAGCGCCCCGTTTGATCCTCGCGGGGGATTTCAGCGCGCTTCAGCGTGTCGAAGAAAGCGCGTCGCGCAATGCCGTGCGTGCTCTTTGACCACGGGTCGCCGTTCGGTGTGACAAAGATCAGCGGGCCGACGGACTTCGCCTTGAGCTGCGCCGCGAACGCCGGACGAATCGGGACCGAGCGAGGCGGCCCGCTCTTCCCTCGCGTCGGTCGCAGGTGAACCATGTTCTTCCCGATGTCGTCCACCGTCAGACCGACGACGCGGCCCCATCGCTGACCGAGTTCGATCAGCGCTTCCCAGATCGGCGTCATCGGGAATTCGAGTTCGAGGTCTTCATCCCGATGCCTGGAAGCAGCGAGAAAACGCTGTATTTCGGCCTCGCTCATGGATCGCCTGAGCTTCTTCAGGTCGCACGGTCGCTCGGGGAGAGCTTTGATCCCTTCGATGGGGTTCTCCTGGATGAGCTTCGCGCCGCGGCACCACTCGAAGAACGTGCTGAGCGCCTTGATCTCGGCGTTGATCGTCCGGTTGCTCTTCCGCTTCGACTTCCGCCACTGTCGGTAGCGGAGAATCCTCACCGGGTCGAAGTCTTGGAGATGCTTCATCAGGCGGTGAAGCTGGCTCCTGACGTTTCGGTAGTGGTCGTCCCCGGCCCTGTCCTTCAGGTCTTCGAGGTAGAGTTCGATCAGTTCGGACGGTGATCGGGCCGCGCGCTTTTTGGCGAGCATGGCTTCAAATCCGCCCTCCCGTGTCACTTTCGACGCTTCGCCGCCGCTTCCGGCTTGCGTCGAACCCCGGTAGAATCCTTGGGTATGGCGCAAAAGCGTAGGCGTATGCCAAAAAGTGACAAGATCACCCGGAACACCTGGCTCACCCCCGGGTACGCGAGCCTGCTCATGGGCGGGAGGCCGAGCGATCAGACGATCATCAACGCCATCCGAGACGGGCGGCTGGACGGGATCATCACGTTCGGGGACGACGACACCAGAGCGTACTCGGTCCAGTGGGGGAGGGTGCGCTCTTTCACACCCAGGATCTACACCCGCAAAAGCTGAACACCTTCTGTGAATTCCGAGGCAAACACCCAAGAAAGCAAGGCAAGGCAGATCCTGGCGTTTCATGGGGCGTAAGGTTTACGACACACCCCTTGCCGGATTCTTGCGCTTGTCACTTTTTTTCTGGCCCGTCGCTGTAGACTCCCGCCATGCGTGAAGAAGAGCCGCGCCGCGTCCTCGTCGAGCAGACCTCGAAGAAGCTCAAGAAGGAGCACCTGCTGTGGGGCTGCCTGCTTCTCGTCGGGCTCGGCCTGCTCCTGTGCGGCATCTGGAAAGCCGGACTCGTCGCGATGGCGGTCGGAGCCGTCGGATGCGGCGCGGTCAAGCAGAAAATCTGGTGGGACCACGGATAGCCATGAGAACCATCCTCGCCATCGTCCTCGCGTCCTCTCTCGCCCTCGGTCAGAAGCAGGAGATCTGCCAGGAGAACAGCGACAACGCCTACGCCACGATCTCAACGGTGATCACTCCGACCCTGTACGTCGGCGGCCTGCCCAACCAGCCGTTCATCCTCTGGGCATCGCAGACGTTCCTGTGCTCAGCCGCCACCATCGAGGCCGGCAGCGTGGATCTCGCCTTCTACGAGGGGAGCCCGTTCTTTCTCACGATGGGCAACACGGGCGCGCAAACCTACTGGACGGCCGACCTCCCCATCGTCTTCGAGCTGGGCTACATCTTCATGCAGGCGGCTGTGGTGGATCCGACCGCGCCCGGGGGATGGCGACTCACGGCGCGTGTGTTCTGGTCTGAGGGCTGGCAGCCCGGGTAAATGGTCACGGCCACCATCCCGCCGAAGTGGCGATCAGGTGGCCGTGATCCAGTCGTGTCTCGATCTCTGGGGACTGGGATTATAGCTACGCTGCCGAGCGATCCGCGATCCACGCGGCGCAGGCTTGTAGGCTCCCGATGAACACGGGCAGGCCCCATTGCTCGACACGCCACCAGAATCCGTCCGACTTCGGTTCCATCTTCAACTCGAACATCTTGCCTCCAGAGACAAAGACAGCCGAGCGCGATGCCCGGCTGTCGGCGTTCCTACGTGGTCAGATCAGGGAGCGAGCGGCGGGTTCAACACGTTGTTGATGTCCACCGTCTCCTGCTCGATCTGAGCGGCGACGGCGTTGATCGCCGCGTCCTCGGCACCATGCGCCGCCTGGTAGGCGGTGACGAGCTGCGAGGTGGCGGAGGCGTTGGCCTGAACTGCGGCGGTGAGTCTGTCGAGGGCTGCTGACATGCGTCTTGCTCCGTGGGTGATGGAAAAGGAAACGAACAGCGCCACGAGGGCGATGAATGCGACGGTCATTTGGTCTGCGCCGCCTTGCGGCGTGCGATTTCGCGCTGGATGTACCAGATGCTCTTTTCGAGATCCTGGATGGCGTTCCCCTTCTCGTCAGCCCGCCAGATGTACTTCATGGCGTTCCCGAGGCAAAAGCCCATGTGCTCAGTGATCTCGATGCACTCGACCCCGGAAGGGTGCCCTGTGTAGTGCTGCGGGTAGTTGACCGGATCGTGAGTCATCCCGCTCTCCTTCGCTTTCTTCCACGTCGAGCAGCAGCCACCGGAACCCGAACGACTGGAGAACCTTGGCGGCGTCGCGATCCATGCCAGTCCTCCACGGTCCTGATCCCCCGTTCCGTCTCCAGCACCTCGAGCTTGTGACGATCCGGCCAGAGGATCATCGTGCGATCCGGGTACAGGTTGTTGTGCGTGTACCCGTGCTCCGTGTCGTAGGCGCCGCGCCCCTTGTAGGATCCGAGCTGGATGACGTGCCGGCGCTTCTCGAACAGCTCCATCTCGGCCTGCCCGGTCGAATGCGTGTGCCCCGCGATGGTGGCGTCCACGTCGCGATGGTTGGTCCGCATGTGGCGGATGCCGGCGGCTGCCGGGTACTGCCCGCCGCCTCTGAACTTGTGGCGGATCTCCAGCTTGTAGGACTGGACGACCTTTGCGCGGTAGGCAAGGTTGACCGTCAGGATCATCTCGTAGCGGGCGTATGGGATCTCCCTGGACAGGCGGCTCATGGCCACGTCCAGGTGGGAGTATCCGGCGATCTTCTGGGAAAAGAGATCGTGGTTGCCGGCGTTGACGTAGAGCAGGCGGCCGGCGACGGCGATCCGGTCGAGGATCATCACCGCGGCGGCGATCTCCTCCTCTGGGCTGATCGCCGACTTCCAGGCTTCCTCGATCAGCTTCTGCTTGATCGGGGCGTCAAGGACGTCGCCAACGGACCCGGCAAAGATCTTGGCAGTCTTGCTCTCGCACGCCTGGGCGACCGCGATCAGGTCGCGCGGGTTGGTCTGCGGCGATCCGATGTGCATGTCGCCCATGTGGATGATCGCCACGGGCTCGCCAGGGGCGCTCAGGTTGATCGTGACGGTCCGGTAGACCTCTTGGGCCTGTTGCTCGCTGTGGCGGTCGTAGCGGTCCTGTAGCTCGCTCAGGAGCATCGCAGGCGCGAGGCGGTAGGGCGCGTTGGCGGTGACGCCGGCGCCCAGGGTGACGGTGCGAGCCGTTGCGTTTTCTGCAACAGCTGGCCCGCCCAGGCACTCCTGCCGGTACTCGGCAAAGCTCTTGCTGTGGTGAGAGCATGGGGCGGTCGTGCTCTTGAATGGAGCGTCCAGCGCCTTTAGCCCGTGGGCGAAGCCGATAGCACCAGTCTTCTCGCCGTGGGCATCGCACCACGCGGCGGCGCGGCGCCCCCACTCGACGCACTCCGCCCAGGACATTCTCCCGACATCGCCGCGCATCAGGCCCTCACCCGGACTCTGGCGCGCATCGGCACGATTTGGGCGCGCTTCAGGCGCCGCTCGTCTCGCTTGTATCCCGTCCGCAGCGCTTCCTCGCGCGCGTGGTAGTCCTTCCGCTCCAGGTAGACCACCTCGAACCGCCCGCACTCGGCGGCGGTACCCGTGAACATCGCCGTCACGCCGTCTATGTGGATCACAGAGAACAGCCGCAGGCCCTGCTCGACGCACTCAAAGCGTACTTGCACGCGCCATCCTCCATGATGGTTGGTTGTTCCTGGCCCGGGCGGCACTGACATGCCGTCCGGCCTCATTTAGACGCCTGATTTAGCCGACCGACTCTGGCTCAGTCTTCCTGGATCTCCTTGCGCGCAAAGCGGACATGTTCGGCACGTCGAAGGTCAAGTCTTCGTCGACCACCACGAGTTCGAACAGGTTGACGGTGAACTCCTCTACCTGCACGGGTGCCACAAGCGTGGACGTGGGCGTCCATCTCGTCACAAGAGTCTGGACGCCGTCGACGGTCCTGACGAGCGCGAGCGGCACGGCGGGGTTGAGCCCGTAAGCCTCCGGCACGAGCCGTATGTCGACCCACCTCGGCCCTGGCGCGCACGCCAGCACGGGCGACGACATCCCGGCCTTGTAGCAGTGGCATACGACGACGGCGACGCTCCCATCTTGCGCCTGCCACACGGCCGTTTGGACCGGGTACGGCCCGCACAGGGCGGCAACGCGCGCCTCCTCAAACGTGCCTGCGAATGACGATGCGTTGAGCGTGAACGTGTAGTCATCGCCAAAGCCGAGAACCCGCTTGCCGTGGAAGTAGTCGGCGGCAGGGCCGGTCGCGAAGTCCACGAGCTTCTTGACCCACTGCCAGAGCATGCCGAACGTTCCGGTGGCCGGATTGGAAGTGTTGACGAGCGTGTTGGCGGCGGTGAGGTCGGATACGGTCGCGATGCCTGTTGCAAGCCAGTCCTTCGTGATGGCCTGGTTGGTCGCGTAGATGTACGGCTCGTTGCCCTCGGCAACCCCGATGCCGTCCAGCTTGCAGGTGCGGATGAGTTCGCCTGCGATGTAGGACTGTGACCGGACGTCGTTGCCGGCCTCGTACGTGTGCCACGGCTTCCAGATGCCGCACAGATCCAGCACGTCAACGGTGGCCGTGTCGACGACCTCGGCATGAATGATCGTCTCGGCCACAGCCGCACGCCGCGCCGTTCGGATGGCCTGGAGCGCCGCCTTGAGGCCGGCCCTTTGCAGCGTGAACGTCCATCCAGTATCTGCCGCAAGGTCTTCCTGCGCCAGCCCGACCATAGCGTCGTAGTAGACGGTAAAGGCGTCGAGGTAGATGCCGGTCGGCTTCTCGCCGCTGTGCAGCGTGTAGTACCCGGCGATGACCTCCAGCAGCACGTTGTCCGTGGATGCGTGGGTGTAGTCCCACATGTAGGCGTCGAGGGCGTTCTGCCTGGCGGTGCCAGCAGAATCGTGCAGCATCATCGGCTTCAGATCACCGAAGCCGCTGTAAGAGTCAGGGTCGTACGGAGATCCCTGCGCCGCGAGCCAAAAGGCTTCGAGAGTGTAGATGGAGACGTCGATGCTCGCGGTACGAAGCGTCGTGATCCCGTCCAGGTAGTCCAGCGTCAGCGCAGACAATCCCGGGTATGGAGGATGATCCTGGAACGATCCGTCCTCGAACCGCCACCGCACGAGTAGCTTGCTTGCGCCTATGTATGCGGCAAGGCTGGTGGCCTCGGCAGCTATTGCGGTAGACCCCGTGCCGTTGTTGAAGACGAGCGCCTTCGTCTTGACCTTAGACGAAACACTCGCAGCGTTGTACCAGTGCCCTCGCGTGCCCCACGGACGCGAGCCCGACGCGAACCAGTCGCGGTACCTATCGCAGAAGTCCTGGTAACAGAGGCGTCCGTCGGGAGAGATGCCCGTGAACGGCTCAAGGTGGACCTCGTACGTCTTGGCGTACGTCTTGGTCAACTGATACCGGCGATCCATGTGGTGCTGGTAGTAGAGCAACGTGGAGGCGGTCAGCCCGGTGAGCTTCGCGCTGATGCCGTTGTTCTCCTCGTCGTCGCACCAGAGCATGAGGCAGTTCTTTGACTGCGCGTCGTAGATGCCTGAGAACAGAAGCGACGGCGGCAGGATATTCAGCGCGCCCGATACGTCCGTCTGCGTGTGAGGCTCAGGGATGACAGCGCCGCCGAGCACGCCCCACGACTGCGCTCCGGTGCCGTAGTTCAGCGGCGACACATGCGGAAAGCGGATGTGAACGACTGAAAGCCCGGCGGGGCACGCCGACACTTCGGGCGCTCGGTAGGAGAGCGTCCCGTCTACCTCCTCCTGAACGTAGAACTTGAATTGCAGCCCTGTCAGCGGGGCAATGGCGTCGTAGGTGATGGTGTAGAGCCCATTCACGGGGCCGGCGAGCGCGGGCGCGCTAAAGTTGGCGATACCGATGTCGGCTTCCGTGCCTGGAGGATTCGCGTAGACTCGCGCCGCAAAGAAGTACTGCGGATCAAAGCTCCAAGTGACACCGTTGGCCGTGACGGTCTGAATGAACAGACCGTAGGTCGGATCAACCGCAGTCGTGAAACTCATCGCCCTGGAGCCGCCAGCGGGATGTTAGCCACTTGCGCCGGCGATCTCATCAAAGTGTGTAGCCCTGGCAGAAGAGTCCCGTGTGCTTCTGAGGCCAGATGTTGTAGTTGAGCGCACCGTTGCCGGAGTTGGATGCGCCCGTTACGCCCGTGGGCGACGAACTCATGCCAGGGAACTTGACGCTTGGATCAGCGTAGGCCATCTTGCAAAGCTGATCGTAGAGCTGCAACCACGTCAACCCGCCCGGAGCGACCGCGCCCGGGAACCACGACGACAGGTACGCAAAGATCGGCATCTCTTCGATCTGATGCGGGTAGTTGTTGTATGAGTTGTTGGCGTTCCCTGGGGAGTTGAACACCTGGATGGGCGTGTTGTTCCACGTCGCGCCGCCGCCGCTCATGTCCGGGTACATGCGGTACGCCGCCTCGGCCATGCCGTTCCCGATAAAGCGAACGTTGTTCGTGTACCACCACGACACCATGTCCTTCCACTCGGCGAGGCGCGTCGGGTGCAGGGCCTCGTCGACCATCCACCTCGTGATCCACTTGAACATGCCCTCGGTGTTGCCCCCGAGCGCGCCCGTGGTGATGGGCGTGACTGTTGGCGTTTGGGTGATAGGCACCCATTTTGTCTTGGTTGCCACGCCCAGCGCCGCAGTGCAAGTAGCCGACTGGTCAACAGCGGTCCATATCTTGCCGAGATACGTGGACGCTTTCGTCTTGAGCGTTGCGGCCCGCGCGGTGTAGCTGCCACCCTTGAGGAGGCACACCTTACGGAACAACCACCACGACTCCATGACGTGCGCGGCACCGCGGGTTCCAGTAGACGGACCGCTGGCATTGCCGCCAGAGTTGCCGGTGAACGGGGAGTTCTCGTTTTCGAGTTGAACCAGCCGGCGCTCCCAAGCGTCGTGGATGAGCGGATCGTTGCCCTCTGTGAGCAGTTCGCCGAGGACCAGCGCAGTGTCCCACGTCTTGCCGTAGAACGGGATGCCGCCAGCAGCGCCACCAGTGCCCATCCTCGCAAACAGGATTGTGCCGTTGTATGTAAACGAGGTCGCGCCCTCGTCGCACTGCATCCCTTTGTAGATCCCTGCCGCGTCGGTGCGATTGATGGCCGTGCGGCAGAACGTTCGCAGCAGTCCAAGAAAATACTCGTATGTTCCTTGCGCGTTGGACGCGGCAGGATGGCGGCACACGTAGAGCCCGTAGAACAGGATCGAGTAGTACCAGCCGGGGCGCAGATTTTGTGACGCGCCGTCCTCTGGGGAGATTGTGTAGAGACCGGTGTACCACGTCTTGTACGGATTCGGGTTCAGATTCGTCGCAGGCCCAGGGTGATGGGCGTGCATGAACTCGATGCGAGTCAGCGCCGTCATCCTGACTTGCTGCGCCGGCAAGTTGACGTTGGTGTAGTTGGCGGCGTCGTGCTGCGAAAGATCCATCAGGTAGCCGAGGAACGGCCACGCAGCGATGCGAGTCTCGTCCACTTCAACCACGGTCAGCGCGTTTGCGATCGTCAGCGCGGACGGCAGCGCCTCGTGCGGGTCGGCGCTCGGCAGGAAGCGCCAGTACATCGACTCGCCGCCGTCGAGCATGTGGATGCTCTTGCTTGGCTCGTAAGGCCCTCCCGCGACGTTGGAGACGTTCGACCGCGCCGGATGCTTGGGCGTCGTCGGCTTGACCAGCGACCATGCGTCACCGACGTGAGTCGCGCCACAATACTCCTCGCCGAACATCACGATCCGGCCTGGGATGTTGGCGTCGACCGTCTGGAAGTACACCGGGCACCCAAGCGGCTGACCGCTGATGTAGCCGCGGCTGAGATTCTGCATCTCAAAGTGCCCTGCGGTCATGGTCACCTTGAGTCCGAGCGGGCAGCCGTTGGGGGCGTTGCCGGCGATCAGCGTCCCGGCAGGAGGCGCGGATTTCGCGGCAAGGTCGAGAGTTTGCGAGAGTGTGTAGAAAGGCGAGACGCTGGTGGACGCGCCGCCTGTCGCTCCGTTCAGGATCGTCGCGGCGCATCCTTCGCCAACGGTCAGGATCGTTCCATCGCGGAACGCGATCTGCTGCGTTCCGGGCGCGAGGACAGGCAGCACAGACAGCGCGAATACCTTGGTCCCCGTGGTGTGAGCGGCTTCCACAGCGGACACGGTGAACGTCGACGTGCCGAGGACGGTAGGCGTTCCAGAGAGCAATCCGCCGGAGGAGAGCGAGAGCCCAGTCGGCAGCGACCCAACAGTCACCGACCACGTAGGAGTGGTGCCGCCGGTCTGCGTGAGCTGCACAGGCGTGTAGACGGCGTTGAGGGTCGCGGCGGGAAGCGGGCTGCCCGAGGTGATGACGATGACCGTTGACTGAGTCACCGCGAGAGAGCAGGCGACGGACGCGGGTGGGCCGATTCCGTCCGATGCCGTGACCGTGAATGTGTACGGACCGGCGGCGGCAGGCGTTCCCGATAGCAGCCCCGAGCTCGACAGCGTGACGCCAGTCGGCAGCGTGCCTGCGCTCTTGGTCCAGGTCAGCGTGCCGATGCCGCCCGTCGCGACGAACTGGACCGGCGTCATCAGGACGCTGACGGCGGCGCTCGTGAGCGCGCCTGACGTCGTGATCGCAATGGCCGGATACGCCGTCACCGTGAACGGGCCGGCCTGGCCGAATCCGCCGGTCGTCGTCTCCGTGATCCGCACGCCGTAGTTCGTGGCCGCAGGCAAAGAGGCAGGCAGCGTGGTCGTCGCCGTCCAGACACCAGGCGAGCCTTCTACTGGCGTCGTCGTGGTGATGACGCCGGCGGGAAGCGATCCCGTGTACGCCTGGACTTCCCACGCGGGCGAGGCGGGCTGATTGGCGCAGGTCCACCCGAGCGCGACAGCCGTGCCGGCTCCGTAGGATCCGCCGGCGGCCGGCGCAGTGACGACCACTCCCGCAGTCGCACCGAGCACGGTCATCACGAACAGCTTCGTGCCGTCGAAGGCGACGCCGTCCGATGCTCGAAGCGTCACCGTAAACGGACCGCTCGCCGTTGGGATGCCTGTGATGAATCCGTTTCCACTCATGGTCAGTCCAGTCGGGAACGCACCTGAAACGATGGACCAAACCACAGGCAGGGACGATCCCGTGTACTGCAGGTGGACTGGCGTATAGGACATTCCCACGACGCCGGAAGGAAGCGGCGACTGCGTGGTAATGATGATCGCGCCCGGATCGGGGAGAATCAGCGGCTCTGCGAGGATGGAGAGCGAACAGGCGAGCGTGTCGGATGTGGAGCCGTCGGTTGCCTCAACGGTGAACGTTTCGGCGCCCGGCGCGGTTGGCGTGCCGACGAGCTGGCCGTTTAGCTGAAGCGTTAGCCCAGCAGGCAGCGATCCCACGGTCACCGACCATTCGATGCCAGCAACGCCGCCGCCAGCCTGCAACTGCAACGAGTACGTCTGACCAACGATCCCATTCGGGAGAGGCGACGTCGTGATGATGCTTACCGGATTCTCAAGCTCGTAAGCATTGGCGGCACAGACTATCTCGTAGTCGTGCGTTGCCGGGAGCACTACCGCAGGCTCGCCCTCTTCGTTCTGGTTCAGATAGGACGGGTCGATATACGCCCGGATCCTGACGTTGAACGTTTCGATGTCCGTGCTGTTGCCCGTCAGCAGCCCATTCTCGGTGAGGATGATTCCGTCGGGCAACTCGCCCAGATCGAGCTGATACAGAAGCGGCAGCCCCGACTGCGTCTGTCCTCCCGGCCCGTTGTAGACCGAGTACGCGACGATCTGGAAGTTGTAGTCGAGCCCGGCGATGACGTTGGGGATCTCGTTGGTGACGAACACAACGCCTGCCTGTGGTGGCTCGGCACCAGCCGCTACGACCTGCCGCCTGCGCCGAAGCGCGTTCTGGACTGCTGCTGAACGTGGCGGCATTTACAGATCCAGCTCTCTGATGCGGAACTCGAAAAGCTCGTTGTGGTCGCCGTCTGGATGCGGCACGCCTCGGCAGAAATCGAGGTGATGCACGAACTCGTGCCGCCACGTCTGCTTGATCGCTTCTTCGCAGAACGGCTGGCCGTCGGCATCCTGCATCCAGACTTCAATCAGGTGGCCGTCGTTCTGGTAATGGCCGAGCTTGAAGATGCGGGCAATGGGGATGTCCCAACACTCGACGACGCGGCACGGAGTGGGCGCGTCGATGAACGACGTGACCGGATCGGGGATGCCGAACCTGACTGCCAGTTCTCGCCCCCTCCGATCCGACCACGCACACAGTCCGAACACCGTAGGGCGGGAGTCCGCGGCGAGCTTGTACGCAGGCGAGGTCGGCTTGGGGGCGATGACCTCGAACGGCCCGTGCCTCTCCGGCGCCGCGCACGAGAACAGGCACAGGCACGCCACCACGCCAACGAGCAGCATCACCCAGAACCACCCGAGCGGGGCGTCATCGCGCGGCGGGAGGATGATCGGCTTGTTGTTGATTCCGTACTGGTGAGGGCGGTCGTATCCCAAGTCGCGGAACCTCATCGCTTGCTGAACCACCAAGAAACGAGCCCGCCGAAGATGACGCCGCCGATGGCACCGAACGCAGCGGCCTTGGCCCGCATGGCGGCGATGTTCTCCTGGATGGCTGAGAGGGTCTTTTGCATCTCGTCCATGCCCTCCTTCAGCTCCTCCAGTTGGCTCACGACCAAACGGCGGTACTCGCTCCATGAGCCACGATCTTCCTCCTCGGCGGGCGCCACGGAACTACTTGGCGGGCTTGCTGTCGGTGCCGAACGGATTGAGGACTTCGGCCTTGCCGTCGGCCTTGCCCTCGACGGTGCCGTCCACGGCGCATCCGACAGCGGCGACCGCGATGCCGCCCAACGCCACGAGGCAAACGACGCTGAGGATCTTCTCGAACTTGGTCATGGCTGATCTCCTATCGGTTCTTGATGGATGCGATGAGCGCCGCGACGGGCGCGGTCATGTGCGGATTGGAGGCGGCGTTCGCCTTGAACTCCTTGGCTGCCTCTGGCGACAGCTCCGAAGCGGCATCAACGGCGACGGTCGCCGTCTTCTTTGCCGTGCGGTACTTGGCGAACGATGCCGCCAGGACCATCAGGAAGCCTCCCAGCGAGCTGAAGGCGGTCCCTGGGTTCTGCTTTGCCCATTCGGTCAGCTCGGCTGGCGTGCCCTCTACGGGCGCTCCCTTGGCTGCCAGCTCAGCGCGGGCCGCGTCGAGCTTGGCGTCCAGCTTCTCCTTCATCGCAGGCAGGGCGTCCGATACCGCCTTCACCCGGGCGGCCACCACCTGGACGTCCTCAGCCGTCCGGTTTGCCTTCTCCATGAACTGCGTCGAACCGCAGCTCTGCCAGAGCGGAAGGACCAGGAGGAGCGGGATCATCAGGCTTCGCAACATCTTGAACCTCCGTGGCTTTCCCGAGCTTCAACTTGCAGTGGGCGTTGGCGTCCACCCCAACGAGCGGAGCCGAGACGCCGAATCCCGTATCCAGGTCAACCGCGGACCAGTCCGAATCAGCGCATCCCGACAGGAACAGGAAGCAGAACGCGAAACGGGTGGAGCGGGTCATCGGCGGGCGTAAGCATGGGGTCTGAGTCGACATTTGGAAAGCCGGGAATCAGTCCTCCATGAACGCCGCGAGCAGGTCGGTTTTCAGGGCGTTCTTGGTCACGAGCGGAACGGCCGCGTTGGGAATCGCCGTGATGAGGTCGTTCAAGACCGAAGCCGTCCCGGCGATGGTGATGAGCGTGCGGAATCCGATATCGCTCACGATCTTGTAGCGTCCAGAAGTGGAGTCCCAGACGATGGTGATCTTGTTTCCTGGTGGGGCAGCGGCACGGTTGTCCGGCCCAAGCCAACACTGGAACCGAGCACCGGACCCGAAGGTGATCACGAAGCCCGCGCCCTCGAGCTGCTGTTGCGTGACGGCAGCCATTAGACGGGCTCCATCGAAAACACGACCTGCACGACGCTGTAGTAGTAGTTGTTGGTGCCGCCCGTGGACCCCGCGATCATCCCAATGAAGGGAATGATTCTTCCTCCGGCAGCAACGGAGGCGAGCGGGGTGATGTCGTCAACGGCTACTGACGTGATGCCCGCGCTGCTGTCATTCGACTGGTTGAGCAGGGTCAAGACCACCGGATAGGTGACCGAGTTGGCCTCTTGTACGCCAGCCTCGCAATCGTAGTTACTTCCGACTGTCGCGCCTGTCCGCACGTCAGCGAACACTTCCCAGATCTTCGCTACGTAGCCGGTTGGGATGGTGACCCCCATGTATCCGTTACCTGCCACGTTGCCGAGGCCGACAATCCTCGTGCCAGCAGCGGCTACGGTATTGGTGACGAATTGCATCGTCTGGTAGCGCACGCGTCGCGGGTCGTACTGCCCGCGCCACGGAATGGCGATACGGGGACCGAACGCCTGATCCCTGGTGTTGTCATAAGACGGCAGTCCGTTCGGTGTGCGCTGCGGTCCCATCGGGAAGCCCTGCCCGGGAGGAACGATGACCCTCCCGGGCGCGTAACCGTGCATGGGCGGACGTGACGGATCGAGCGGACCAAGGAACTGTGAGTGCATCAGACGATCTGGTTCACGAAGCCTGTAGCCAGAACGACGTTGGCGCTACTGGCGAACACCGCGAGCACCAGCGAGTTGTTCAGCAGAAGCCCCGGGATGACGAGGATCGGCCCAGAAGACGGCGGCAGCGACATAGCCTTGCAGATCAAGCCATCAGGGTCCGTGACCGCGCCGTACTCGATGGTGACGGTAACGGCTGACGTACTCGTGTTGGTGAGATAGAGGTAAATCTCGTCATACGCCGCGGTGCCGGACACGGCGGTATGCACCGTCGTTCCAGCGGTGGCGGTGGCGGCGATCTTGACGGGCTTACCGTTGGTCGAGCCGGATAGCTTTGCTTTGGTGAATACTTGAGGCATGTGGTTCCTTTACTGTCCGAAGATTTGAGCGGCGAGAATCGCCTGTCCGTATGCGGTGCCGTCGAGCTTGTCTGAGATGACTGCGCCTGTTGAGATTCCATCCGACGCGACGCGCCCCCATCCGATTGACGTGCCGGTGTTGTCGCTCACCATGACCTTGTCAGCGCTGCTTGCTGCGATATCCGCCGGAACGCCCGCGCTGTTGGTTGCTCTGCCAACGAGTGACATCCCCGCGCTGTTGCGCAGCATCGCACTCGTGACCTTGGCCGCGCCGATTGCCGTCGTGATCGCGCCTGTGCCGCTGCCGCTAACGTCGCCGGACAGAGTGATGGTCTGGTCGCCGGTATTGGTCCCCGACGACGTGCCCGAGAACGTACCGCTCTGCGTCGCAAGCGTTCCAAGCCCGTCTACGTCAAGAGTCGAGAGCCGGTTGCGCCGCGCGAGAGTCCCAAGCCAGTTGATCTGATCCGGCGTGATGAGAGCTGACGCGCCAGGCACAGCCCAAGTCCCATCGCCGCGCAGGAACGTCGTTCCGTCGGGCGTGCCCGTGCCGAGGTTGGTCACGGTATCCCCAGGCGTCACCGACGCCATGAAGTCAGCGCCGTTGATGCCAACCGCGCCCGCGGACACGACGCCGCCGATGATCGCGGACGACGGAAGCCCCTGCACGCTCGTTGCGTCGGTGAAGTCCCAATCCCCTTGCGGCTTGTTCGTGACGTCGACAAAAGCGTTTCCAGGAACGCCGCCGATCAAAAGCTCGATCGTCCCGCTTCCGCTCGCGATCTTTGTCAGATCCGTGCCCGCCGTCGCGCGCCAGATCTTCCGCGTGCTCACCTCGATCACGCCTTGCGTCGTACCGTCCGTGAATCCGATGCTCGGATTGGGAAAGTCCGTCGCGTTCGGGAGCAGCTTCCGCTTTGCCACGAGGATCACGCGCACGCCCGCGGCAGGAGCGGCTTCGCTCATCGCGCCTGTGAGAGTGATCGTCGTACCAGTCGTAGATGCCACGAGGTACGGCGGGCGCTTCGGACCGCTCGCGCTGTCCAGGATGTACAGGATGTGATTCGCCGTCGCCGCAATCGTCGGCAACGTCGGCTCGAGGATCTGGATTACCGTGGTCGTCGAGCCTGCCGCCGTCGCGCAATAGAACGGGACGCCGAACGCCTCCCGCTGCATGTTCGCCAGCCCCCAGAGCCCAGCGAGGATGTCGACCTCCCGCTGCAAGCGGTCAGGGCGGTAGATCGGAGATCCGCACGTTGCGTCTGCCGTGAACAACGCCGACGACTGCGTTCCCGTGATGATCGCGCCGCTGCCGGACAGCTTGAACAGCCCGCCCTCGTAGTCGGCCTCAACGAGCGCAGTAGCCGCCGGCCCGTGCGTGTTGCTCCTGTACGGTGCCGTCATGATGCGTCGCTCACGCCGGTCGCGCTCGCGCCGGATTCCTGCTGTGGCTTCGTGATGGCTTTGCCGGTGTGATACTCGATGGTGTTCCCGTCCTTGTAGTAGATGCGGGAGCTGCACATCGACGTGGGCTGCTCGCCTGTCTGCGAGCCTCGCGCGCAGTCGTTCAACTGCTTCAACGCCTTCGAGTAGGCGCTCAGGTCCGCGATCTTAGAAACGTGCTTCGTCATCAGCTCCTGGTAGATGTCGATCTGCAAGTCTTCCTTGCCGTTGTCGAAGCCGAAGACGACCTCGTCATTCTCAAAGTCCCAGGTGAACTCCGTCAGCGTGCCGTTGAACCCGCCGTAGCCGGAGCCCGTCGCGTGCAGCGCGCCCGCGAGAGACGAGTAGAGATTCACGTCGATGGACAGATCCAGCCACACGCCGTTCTCTTTGATGCCGGGCTTTCTGATCGTGCCCTGATGATGCGCGTGGCTCTTGCTCTGCCAGAGACGGAACGCCAGATCCGTGTAGTCGGCTGTCTGGGAGTCATCGGTCCAGTCCTCCACGAGCGCCGAGAACTCCGACGCCAGCCCGTACCGCGCGAACGCCGGCCCCGCGTATCCCGTCGCCGGGTAGCGCGCGTTCCGCAGCGTCGTCGTCGTCGTCTCGTAGTCGACTTGAACGAGGCGAGGCGGCGTCCACCCGGTACCACTGGTACATGGACTGCCAGTAGGTTGCCGTGTGTACGTCGCCCGCCTCCATACCATTGTTGCGCCGATGCCGCCGCCGGCGAGTTGTTCGAACGCTCCGGCGGGCGTGACGTTCGTCGCCGGATACCCGAGTCCTGGATGCATCGTGCTGACACGCTTCGATGACTCGGTGCCGTTGTCAGTCGTCATCTTCAGGTCGGTGCAGACCTCGGTATGCGGCGAGCTTGATGCGTCGAATTGGACGGTCTGGGAATTGAAGTAGAACTTCCGCCCGACCTCCCACTTCTTGTTGTTCCCGCCAGTGGTCGGGAATCGCTTGTCTTGAGTGAGAACAACGCGATCCGTCCCGCCGCCGCCGATCGTGTTGAAGAGCGGGGAGTCCGAGAGGATCTTTCCAGGACTGGCGGTAACGGTGATCTTCAGTCCCGGCGTTCCGTCGCCCACATCCGCCATGTGCTGGCTGGTCAGGATGCGGTACGTCCGATTGCTGTTGCGGATGCTCGCGGTCGCCTCGGTCCAGATCCACAGGGAGCAGTCGGTCCACTCGTTGGACGAGTGCCGCGTGCCGTACTGGCTCTGCGCGTAACTGACGGTCACGAAGTCGTGCGTCCCGTCGTTGCTCAACGTGTACGGCTGCAAGCCCTCGCCGTCTGCGCCCACGTCCATCTCGCGGTCGGCGTCCTTGTCAGTCCACGCCGATTCAAACGACGTGTCCCAGCCGTGCTGCATGATCCCGCTCGTGTACGACTGGCGGTTCCATGCCTCGTTGCGGGATTCCGTCTTCTGGTTGACGGAGTACAGGTTGACCGCCGAGTAGACGCCATCGGCGTCCTGCTGGAGCGACACGCCGCCGCTCGGCACGTCGTCGAGCGACAGGTTCAGGACCGCGAGCGCGGACGTCGCGACCGGGTACGCCTTCCACGATCCCGAAGCAAAGAAGTAGGTTCCTTGCTCTACGAATCTCAGCTCGCTCCCGACGATGGAGTAGATCGTTTTCTCTTGCGTGAGGTTGTATGACGGGTGCAGCGTTGTCCCGCCGCCGTACATGCGAACACGCTGACCAACAGCGAACGCTCCGGGAGTGTCAACGCTCCCAACCGACGCATAGCCCACTCCCGCAAAATTGCCGTATCCGCTCGTGCCGCTTGCATACGTTTCCGTGAGCTTCGGTCCATGCTGGATGAGCCTCCATTGCGTCGTGCGGTGATCCACCACGAGGCGCAGATGCGGTGCCCACGCGCGCAGGATCTGCCGGACGCCGTCGGCGAATCCGCAGTCCTGGAGGACGATCTGCGTCGGCTTCCATGTGAGAGAGCCGATCTCCGTCGTGTTGAACAGCGTCGAGGCGAGCGACGTATCGAGCACTCCCTCAGTGACAAGTCGCGTGCGGTAGTGCGTCTGCAGATAGTCGAGGATTTGCCCGACGCTCGCGCGCGTGTCCGCTTCCGCCGATTCGCCTGTGCCAAGCGGAGTCGCGCTCGCGCTGCTGACGAGCTTGATCGAGTAGATAAAGTCGGGATGTTCGCGCGGCAGGTTGAAGGCGATCTTCGGGATCGTGATCCCGTCCGGCGCGGATCGCTCGAGCTTGATGACGTTGGATCGGAACGTTGTGTCCCGGCAGGTGATCGCGAGTCCGCTGTCGGGGTCCATCGTCACGTCGGCGACGTGCCCGTAGAACATCCGCACCTGAGTCCCGGGCGTGACGCCGTTGATGTGCCACGAGGCGGTAGCGACGGTCGCATCAGGCGTCGGCACCTGCGCGTACAGCTCGACGGTGTCGTTTGGCGTCCAAGGGTAGGCGTTGGCCTGGTCGTTCTTCCAGGCGGTCAGGCCTTGCACGTCGAGGGTGAGCGTCTTTCCCGACTCGACGTTGTGGGCGAGGGACTTGACGTTGATCCACTCGCGTTCGACTTGCAGCGTGGCGCCCGAAGGCAGCGCGCCTGTCGTGAACGAGTTGTCGTAGCGCCTGCCAGATGTGGCGTCGGCGTCGGCGGTAGATCCGTCCTGAAACACCGCGATCAGCCCCGATCCGTCCGAGGCCCGCACCTTCAGCTTCTTTTGGGAGAGGACGGTCAAACAGCCGTCCCGTATTGCGGCGCGTCAACGGACGTGAACGCAATGTCGATGTCCTTGACGGCCTCGGTTGCCCCCTCCGTGTCGTTGCCTGGCATCTCGATGCCGGGCTCCATGTACGCGCCTTGCACCGCAACGATGGCTCGGAACAGGTACGCCGACGACGTGTAGTTGTTCGCGAGCGTCGCAGCGACGATCTGATTCGTAACGGCGCCGGCGGTCGTCGTGAACAGCTCAGCGGCAGATGTCGATACATCGAAGATGTACCAGAGTTCACCGAGGACGAGCGTGGTCGGCGTCGTGCCGCCGTAAGGGTTGGTGATGTCCAGCGCGACGCTACTCCCCGCACTCTCCGATCCCGTCAGCTTGAACACCTTCTGCTGGTCGTCGGTGACGGCGAGGATGCCGTACGTCGTCGTGACCGTGGACGGCACGTAGCCGCGGATGGTCGCCACGTTGTTGATGAAGCCGACCTTGCGCTGGAAGAAGACTTCCGTCGATTCCGTGGCGTAGAAGCTGCGCTTCATGTTGACCTGGAGTGACGTCTCGAACCACGTCTTTGCGCCTCGGTCGACGACGCTGGAGCGCGTTCCGTACAGGGCAGACTTCACCTCTGGACCGTCGCCAGCGACCTTGAACACGGGATAGCCGGTGAGGTAGTCGCCGAGAGGCAGCGTCTTGTAGACGGCGAGCGGGATCGGGTCGGGATTGGTCATCGTCCGGGGCTCGTTGGGATAGCTTCGATGTCCTTCTCGGCCTTGGCGAGACGCTTCTCAAAGTTGGCTTGGGTTTCGGCGATAGCCTCGAGCTTCTCGATGGCGGCGTTCAGGGCTTCGAGTTCGCGCTCCTCGGTCTGCTGAAGGATCTCGATGGTCTGCCCCGTCTTGTCGGCAAGGTCGGCGAGTTGGGCGTCCTTCTCGCGTGCGATGTCGGAGAGGCGATTCAGGGCTTCGTCGAGCGCCTTCTGCGCGGCGTTCGCTCCGCCCTCGGCGCCAAGTACTTGCTTCTGCGCGACGTTCTGGAAGATCTGCTCCGCGCCGCCGTTGATCAGGTCGTCGTCGCCGAGGCCTGCGCCCTGCTGGTTCAGTTCGTGCCGCAGAGCCTTGGTCGCGCGGCGCGTTCGCTTGCGAGCGGCGCGCTTGAACTTGCCTGGGATGGCCTTGTCGAGATCCGCCCCGCCGAACTCGCCACCGAAGCCGGCGGCGCTGGAGAGCGAGCCGGACAACTGGCCGACGCGGGAGGCGATCTCATCCATCGCGGCTTTGAAGCCCCCGATGATGTCCTCGCGCTTGGCGGCAAAGTCCTGATTCAGCCGCTCGCGCTCCGCGATCTCATCCTCGTACACCTGCTGGAGCTTCGCTCCGAACTGCTCCTGGATGGACTTCGCGGAGCCCAGCTCGGAGATGGTGTCTTCCCAATACTTCTTCTGCTGCTCGGCGGCATCGAGCCCCGCCTTGAGTCCAGCGGTCTGCTCTTTCTTGTACCGCTCGAAGTCCTCGGCGATGTCGTTGCGGCGGAAGTTCTCGGAGATCTGCGCAAGCTGCTCGTCGGTGAGGTCAAGCTCTGCGACCGCGCTTTCGAGTCCGGCATTCAGGAGGCGCAGATACCCGTTCAGCGCCGCGGCCTGCGTAAAGATGTCTGGACCGAGCGTGCCGGTGTTCGCGCCGCTGACATCGAACGACGCGCCAGCGCCTCCGCCGGTGCTCGTACCGCCTCCGAAGCCTCCGAAGTTGGAGACTTGCGGTCCGTACTTGGAACCGAAGAAAAGAGATGGATCACCCCCGCCGCCACCGCCGCCTGCGACGATGGTAGGTCTGCCCGCGGCCTGATCCTCGATCACCTTGCGCAGCGCTTCCAGTTGCGCATTCAGCGCCGTGATCTGCGGATTAGATCCGAGCGAAGCCGCGGCGTTGGTGAACCTTCCGCCTGCTCGCTTGACAAGCCCGGATGCCTCGCTATCCAGCTCCTTTGCTCGCGCCTCGGTTGGCGATTGCAGGTTGCCCTTGTCGTCATAGAACGCTGTTGGGTCCGGCAGCAAACGAATTGCAGCGGCCTTTATCTTTGAGAAGCCAGCGATGAACAGGTCTACCGTCGCGTCTGCTGCGGCTTTCGCGAACACGGTGAACTCGACCCACAGCTTCTTCGCCTGAAGCTGCGCCAGAGTGAACACCTGATCGAGCTTGATGGTGCGGATGATCGCCGGGAGATCTTTGAGGTTCCCTACGATGCCGCCAATCGCGGTGTTCAAAGACTTCGCTATAGCCTCGTTGTTGTTCTTGAAAAAATCCCCGATGGCCCTTGCGATCTTTTCGATGTAATCGAACACCGGCTGCAGAGTCCTGATGAGCGGCTTGCCAATAAAGTTGAGCACATTCTGCGCCGTCGCCTTCAGGCGTTCGAACGAGTCGGATGCGTTGTCGACCTGCGGCCCGAGCTTCCGCGCCTGATCGGTAGCCACCTTCATCACAGCATTGAGCCGAGCGTGCTTGACGAGCGCGTCGTCAAGCGCCTCTACCTCGACGCCTTGCGACTTCGCAAGTTGTTTGACCACTGCATCGAAGTTGATCGCGGTGCCGAGGTATTGCTTTAGTCCCTTGGCGTTACCGCTGACCAATGCGGCGGTGAAGTCCTCAAGCGCCTCGGTAGGCCCGATGTTGATGGACTTACCGAGTTGCACCGCGACCTCTGCGAGTTCCGCATACTCTGGGATGGACGCGACCGTCTCGGTGCGGACCGCTTTTACGGCCTGAGTCTGCAAGGCCAGATCAGGGATCATCCCGCGAGTGGCCTTTTGCAACTTCTCCAACGCTCCGGTTGCAGTCTCGCCAGCCGCGACCGCGAGCGTGTCGAAAGCCTCGCCCACGTCCTCTTGCTCAAAAGCCTGCTTGATCCCGAGCACGGCCACGCCCACCGCGGCCCCCAGCGTGACCTTCAGCGCCAGTCCGAGCTTGTCGCCGATGAACCCGGCGATCTGCCCTGCCGCCTGCCCCAGCGCGCCCGCGAGCTCGCCCACGACCGCGAACGCATTGCCAACCGCCTTGCCTATGAATCCCAGCGCGCCTGGCAGAAGCTTCGAGAGCGCCACGCCAAAGCCCCTGGACAGGCTTGCAGCCGCTTGCCCAGCGCCCTGCAGGAGGTCGCCTGCCGCGCGCGGTGCCGATCCGAGGATGCCGGTGATCCCGCCAGAGGCCAGCTCGCGCCCAGCGTTGCCGATGCCGTTCCCGGCCTGCCCTGCAGCCCTGTACGCGCCGTAGCCGATGCTCGTGGCCGCGCCGCCGATTGCCTGACCTGCACGCGCCCTGAACCGCGAGCGGGCCTGTGCGGCCTTTGCCGCCTCGCGCTCGACAGCCTTTGCTTCCTGCGCCGCCGCTCGTTCCGCCTCTTTCGCCGCGCGCTGATCCTCGCGGATCTTGGTGTTGGCGACCTTGACCGCAAGCGCCTCCTCCTTGCGAGACTCCTTCTCCCAGTTGGAGAAGATCGCATCTATGTCCTTCGACACCGACGCGGCGTAGGCTTTCGACGCCGCCGCGCGCTGGCCGAACGTCTTGTCAAGCCCGGCGATCCCGGACGATCCCGCTCCCTGGAAACTAAAACGGTTCTTCTGAATCGCGGCCTTCTGGAAAGACGCGATCTGATCCGCTGCGCGTTTGGCTTCCTTGATCTGGGAATTGGCCGCGCGCTTCGATTCCTTCTCAATCGCATCCGCCGCGCGCTTGGCCTCGCGCGCCTGTGCATCGGCTGCGCTCTTGGCCTGCCGCGCCTGGGTCGCCGCGATCTTGTTGTAGGCAGCCTCCTGCACCGCGGCGTATCGCTTCGCCGCCGCTTCGGCCTTCTTGGCGTCAGCCTCCGCTTGCTTCGCGGGGTTGGTGGAACCCCGGCCCGACGAGCCTCCGCCGGCTTGGCCTTGGTTGCGGATTACGATCTCGAACTTCGCCACTACCGGCCCCCGCTCCCGACAGCGCCGCGCCCTGCCGCGCCATCATGTGACTCGCGTTGTCCGCCGCGACCTTTGTCGCCAGCACGATCTCGAAGCACAGAGCCACACCGCCCGGCTGATCCCGCAACGCACCGGCAAACGGGAAGTCCCCCGTCGTCGCCGCGTAGATCAGCCGCAACGTGAACGACCGGTGACGCCGATCCTCGGGCGCTTTCGCACCCAGGAGGAGGTGGGCTGCCTCCTCCGCTACGAGTTTGGGACGGACGCTGCGTCATTGCTCATGTGCCCCTGAAACCAGGAGATGCAGTCCGTCAGAGCGCGAATGGCCTTCTGCTTCTGCCCCTTCATCCACACGAGCCACGCCTGTACGCCAGCGTTGCGCACCGGCATCCCGGGATCTTCGGCGTGGTCGATGTACGCGGCGAGCATGTGCGCCGTAGCCTCAGTCCCGAGTGGGTCCTTCTGCGCCGACTTGATCCACGCCGTCACGTTCTGCGGCGAAGCGTCGACGAGGTACACCTTGCCGAGTCCGAAGAACGTCATGTCCACCGTCGCCTCGCACCACGACGTCACGTCGAGCCGTTCCGGCTTCGGCTCCTCGCGCTCTTTCACTTCTGGGTTGTCCATGTCCCCTCCGTGTTGTTGAGGCCACGAGCTTCCACGGCTCAAGGCACCGCACTAAATCTCGTTGTCGGCTTCGTTCTCTTGCGCGGCGCGGATCAGCTCCTCCAGTTGGATCTTCGTGGCGGCGCTCCCGCAACCCCTGACAACCAGGAGCCCGAGAGCGCCGCGGTCCACTACTCGCCAGCCTTGGAACATCCGCCAGCCCCAGAGATCACGTCGAGGGGTATCCGGCGAAGTCGTCGTTGTATGCCTTCACGGTGATGAGGGAGGTGGTGGTAGGCGTGAGGAACGCCGAGCCAGTCAAGCTGATCGTCGCGACGTTAGACGACTCGTCCGGCTCGCTCCTCTGATCGAGGCCCATGCTGTGCACCTTGACCTCGAAGGCTCCGTTGCGAACGGTGATCGTCTCTGACCCGCCGTTCATCGCAACGTCGGCCGCACTGATGGTCGCCGTGGTGCCTACCAGTGCCGTGATGGTCACGACCTGCTGCTTGCCGGCAGTGTCCTGCGAGAGAAGGAGGACGTCTCCGACGTGGAACCCGGTTGCCGCCGACAGCACGAGCGATGTGCCAGCCGCCGCGAGCACCGTGACCGAAGTCGTCGACCCGGACGGGTTGTCCGACACAGCCATGAAACGGACGCGCGCCTGCCTGAGCGCCACGAGGTGCGTGAGGCGCAGGTAATCCGCGTTGTTCAGCGTCAGCGTCGACTGGAAGTCAGCCGTCACGTCGCCCGGGTAGATCTGGGTCCAGGTGTTGGACAGCGACGGGTCGGTGTTCGGCCGCGAGATCGCAACCGTGGTATTCTGCGAGAACTTCAGGCTCGCGCTCTGCAACGCCTGGCGGTCGCCGGTCCAGCCCGTCGAGAACGAGCCGTTCCTGTCCGCGAACTCCAAGTCGATGTAGACGTTCTGCGGGCGGTACGGGTTCTGCGCCGGCCAGCCCAGGATCGCGTAGCCCGGGGTCGCGCTCGTCGCCGGGGTCGGGACGGCTGCGGTGATGATCGTCTCGGCGTTCAGGTAGCCGGTCAGAGTGAGGTCGATGGCGTCGACCGACTCGCGGTCAAACGTCATCTCCCAGCCGTCCCAGATCAGGCCCTTCAACCCGCGGCCGGTCTGCGCCGTCGCGCCACCGGTGCCACCGTCCGACGCTGCCGGGATGAACGTCGCCGTGCCGGTGCCGATGGTCGTATCCCAGTAGTGCTCAGCGGAGTAGTACCGCGGGAGCGTCGTGCCGCTCTGCACAGCGATGGGCAGATTGAGCAGGAAGCCCGCGTTCTCGGGATGCACGCCGGTCTGGAGCGTGCCCTGATCGCGGTTGCGGTGGCCAGCCCAGATGTAGCGCGGGCCGCGGTCCTTGTGCTGCGTGTTGCCCTTGACCAGCGAAACCTTCTCGCCGATCTTCAGCCCGCCGTCGACGTACGGGATGTACCGCGGCGTGCCGCGCATGAGGTAGATCGTGCCCGTCGCGCCACCGACGCCGGTATGCACCGAGTCGGTAAGCGTGATGGTGGTTCCGTTCGTGATGACCGCGCTCGTCCAGGTGCCGTTGGCCGTGGTGTTTACCAAGTGCCCAGCAATGAACAGTTCGACGACATCGGACGATGCTCCGAGCGTTGCCGTTGATCCGACCGTGACCACGATCGGAGTTGCCGCCGTGCTCGACACGATGGCGACCGAGACGCCAGTGTTGAACGCGCCCGTGCGCGACGTGTTGGTCGCGTTCTCGGCCATGCGAAGGAAGAAGACGTCTTTCGGGATCTCATTTGCCATGTGTCAAAGTCCTCACGAATACCGGAAGACGCCGTTCAGCGTGATCTCCCATGTCCATGCCCAGAGCCGCGGAGCGCCGGCCTCGGGTCCGTTCTTTCCCGCCGCAAGGCCACCCTTCGGCGACCATTCGAAAGAGCCATTCAGCAGCGCGTCGAGCGCCTGCCGCTTCGGTCGCGGGTCGAGCGCATCGCGGATGACGTTCATCGCGGCATCCACCAGATCCGCCGCCAACGTCGCATCCCCCTCGGAGGCGCGATAGATCAGCGTGAGATCCAGCGTCACGAACCAGCGCGAGGATGTGCCCGCATGGGACCGGTCCCCTTCGATGTTCTCGCGCCCGGCGTCCGTAACGAGCGCCGAGATGCACGGCATCACGTCGCCGATCCTGCCCGTCTTCCAATCGAACGGCAGCAGGTTGCCGTCGTAGAAGCGGTACTCCCGCAGCCCCAGCGCGGTGTACGCGGTCTGGTTGGCGAGGTGCGCCCACAGCGCCGTCTGCAAGTCCTTGATTGGAGTGCTCACGAGCCAACGGCCCTGCCCTCCAAGCGTCCCGTCAGGTACTTGACCAGATCGCGCTCAATGCGAGCGCCCAAACTCTTTTCGTCCCAGATCTGCGCATCGTCGAACACTTTGCCGACGATGTTCGAGAACGGGTTGGGGACGACGCCTTCCAGCGGTCCCTCGTAGTTCTTGTCGGGGTCGATGACCGCGCGATCAGGCGCGAGCGTCGTCCAGCGCGAGGCGGCTTGGCGCAGCGATCCCGTCCACTCGAAGAACGGCGACGACGACGTAGCCCGCGAGGATGGTTGATTCGCCTCGTAGTAGCCGGACCGCTCCGAACGAGCTTTGATTGTCCCTGGCGCGTGACGGACGCTCGTACCGAAGCGGCGATCCCACACCTCGCGCTCGGCAACGTCCAGCGCCCCAGAGGCTTCCTCCAGCTTCTGGAAGAACGGGATCATGTTCTTCAGCGCCAGCTCCAGCCGGAGCACGTACGCGGCTGCTTCCGCCTCGCTGTTGACGGTGACGGTAGGCATTACCGCGGCTCGCCTCTGCCGGGCCAAGGCTTCAGCTTCGCGGGCGTAGGCGGCGCTTCCTTCTCAGGAGCAATCCTGCCCGTCGCGATGCAGTTGGGGCAAACGTCGGTGTTGCCCGCGGCTTCTGGATTCCACTTCGCGCCGCAGTTGTCGCATGTGCTCATCGTGAAACCCTCGCGAAGATGGAGCCCGCGCCGGCGTTCTTGGGGAGGATCATCGAGCGATCCGCGCCGAGCAGGTAGCCGCGCCCGAGGATGCGCTGGACTTCGAGGTTGGCCTCCATGATGAGGTCGGCGGCGTAGACGGGAGCCGCGACAGGCAGGCCGGCCGCCATGACCTCGCCCGCGAACGTGCGCGAGGCGTCAGGGCTGGCCTTGTTGAATCCGCGGCGGATGTACTCCGCCGATGCGCGCTTCAGTGCAAGCTCGGCCACCTCGGGCGGGACCGAGCCCATCACCCATGAGGTGCGATCCCATGCGGCGAACGAGGCGTCCACCCACAGGTCGGCAACAGCTTCCGACGCCGTCGCCCGCGCCGTGACAAAGCCAGTAGAGCCCTCGCCTTCGAGGTGGTTCTGGGCGGCGACGAGGGTCACGTAGCGCCCGGCCATTAGTCGCGCCTCGCGGGGCGGATGAGCAGCCAGTACAGCGCGAGCCCGACGCAGGCGATGCCCGAGCAGAAGCCGATGATAAAGGCAGGCCAGAACATCATGCGTCCCCCACAGGTCGTATAATGTCGGTATGCGTAAGGCCGACCCTTGGCGTCATAAGGTGACCGACCGCAATCACCCGCTTGCGGATAACCGCGGGCAAGTGCTTCGCGCACGATGGGTGCTTCACAAGGCGCTCGGACAAGGCGCGCATGCGTGCCGGTGGTGCGGCGAACCCTTGCGGTGGATGAACGGACCCAAATGGGTCCACGAACCGGGCGCGCTTGTCGTTGACCATCTTGATGGGAACGTGCGCAACGACGACCCGTCCAACCTCGCGCCGTCCTGCTTCCGTTGCAACTGCGAGAGGTCGCGCCCGTCCATCATTCGAGATGGCGAGCTGTTCGTGGTTCATGGAAACCAGCGCACTCGCGCCGAGAAGCGGATCTGCAAGTTGTGCGGAACCGAGTTCGTGCGATCCAAGTGCGCCAACCGTCAGGGCGGCGGCTACTTTTGCTCTCGTTCGTGCGGTGGAAAGCATAGATTCCCGGCTAAGCTTTCTCTACCGCTACCCACGAAACCATAATCGTCTGCGACAACCGCAGCGACGTGGTTACGGTGCAGGTAAAGCCCGCCGTCGTGATGCTTCCGGCGGTGATGGTCCCGCTGTCGCCGGCGGCAGTCACCACCATGACGGAAGGGATTGCCGTGAAGGCAGGATCGAAGACGACAGCGCCCGTGCCGGTGCCAGAGCCGTTGGTCGTCACCGCCACCTCGTTCACCTGATAGTGGCGCTTCTTCGTAGTGGTGTAGAGCTGCGGCATGAGGATTATCCAACCGCGACCGCGGCATCGAACGACACCCAGCAGACCGTGATGGAATCCGCGTAGATGTCCACGACGTTCCCAACGCGCGCGTCTCGCGACAGAACGCCCTGCACGTAACTGCCCGCCGTCGCCGTGATGCCAAGAGCCGTGAGAGGCACGATTACGTAGTCGGCAGCGGCGTAGGTGGTCATGTCAATCAGCGTGTTGACGGAGAAGGCGCTGGTCGTTCCAGCAGATCCCTCGTCGCTCACGAACTGCTTGCCGATGACGGAAAGCTGGAGGCCGTCCAGCGCCACCGGGGCACCCGCCACGATGAAGCACACGCTCGGCGTGATGTCACCCGTGCAGCCATAAGGCACGCGGAATCCGAAGTGCGCCCACGAGGTGTTGTCGTCTGGGAACGCAATCCCGACCGTGTGATTCTCGGCATCGGTAGCCGTCCCGATGGCGGCGGCAGTTGCGACCAGCGTAGGCGGCGAGCCCGCAACGGTGCCGAACGTCGAGCTTCGGTTGAAGTACTCGGTGTGAATCGTCCTTGTTGCGGTGGTGGCCACCGTAGGAACGGCAACGAACGCCGAGCCGCTGTAGGTGTAGAGCACGCCGCCAGCGACGTATGTGTGCTGGGGCATCTCGGCCTTGCCCATGAACTTGTAGGTGCCGTCGCCCACCACTTCGGCAAGCTCGCCGGCGTGGTTGACGAACGCGCTCCCGGTCGTCGGGCTCGAGCCCACCACGATGTACCGAGCGCCAGTCGCGCCGTACTGTGCGGGCGGCGTGTTCGAGCCGGTGACGCTCACGAGATTGATCTGCATCGTTAGCCCTTCTGCTTCGCGTGCGCGTACCAGCGGACGCGGATGTCCCGTGAGATCAGATTCGAGCCGGTGATGGCGATCGTAAAGCCGGTCTTGGTGGCAGCAGGCGAGCCCGAGACGGCCCACGTCGCGCCGTCCGCCTCGTCCGCCTCGTCCGCTATCACCATGATCTGCGGCGTGCTGTAGAAGCTCTCCGCGAACGTGACGGCTGTCGTGCCGGCACCCAACGCGCTGACGGCAACGGTCGCGACGCCGTAGTCCGTCTTCACTCCGTCGAAGGTCATGCCCATGGTGGTAAGGTCGGGCAGGGGCTGCCCGGTGAGAGGCAGCCCCCGTCCTGTCCTCTCACATCGCGAGTTCGGTGAGCTGCGCCGAGTAGGTGCAGGTGCCCGACGCCACGACCAGCGTGTAGATCCGCAGGTAGCGGAACACGCGCCCGTTCTTCTCGTTGCGGAAGTAGTAGACGAGCCGACCGCGACCGGTGGTCACGAGGTCGTCCGTCGCGTCCGCGTCCGTGCGCCGAGCCGCGATGTCGCCGAGCGTGCCAGTCGAGAACAGTTCCTCGATGTTGCCGGCCGTGCCGAACGTCGCATCAGGCGAGCCCTGCACGTAGACCTCGACCGCGTTGCTGGCAGTCGCCAACAGCGCCGAGAAGTCGAGGACGAGCTTGTAGTACGCCAGGCCAGTGCCGCAGTCCACGATCGGAGCAGCAGCGCCGCCAGTCGCATCAAGGGCGCCGGAAGCCGTGATGGCTCCCGAGTTCTTGAGGATGAGCAGCGCATCCTTCTGGTAGCCGGGCTCGAAGTGAGTCTGAGAAGCAGCCATGTGTGTGTCTCCTGTTCTTTCTGTGCCGGATTAGGCGATCATCGCGGCGTTGGAAATGTTGCGGAGACGCGCCACGCTCCACGGGTTCTCGATCGCGAGCCCGATGTCCCACTCGATCCGCCCGATGCGGTACGGGTCAGAGGTCGGAACGTTCGGCGTCACGATCATCGGCTGGGTCTGGAAGCCGAAGCAGTAGCCCGGCTCGAACTTCACAGCGTAGATCGAGCTGGCCGAAGCCGTCGCGCCGCTTCCGCCGAGCTCGTTGAACGCGATCGACGCGTACACCGAATCGACCGGATCGACGATCACGATCGGGATGTCGTTGTAGGTCGTGACCTTGCGGCCCAGCGCGTCCTGCGAGTAGCCGACGTAGCCGAGCACCGACGTCGAGCGTCCGCCCGCCGTGATGATGTTCTGCATCGCCCGCGACATGAGCAGCGCGTTGGCCCCGGGGACCATCGAAAGCAGCGTGTCCAGGCTGGACGCCTGAAGCGGATCGCCGCCGTCCGTCGAGCCTTCCGACAGGATCTGCCCCGTCGAGCTGACCGACGTTCCGACGCGGATCGCGATGCCGTCGAACGACTCAGGATCCGTGACGCTGTTCCCGTTCAGGAACGCATCGCCGATCTTGTGAGCCAGTGACTTCGCCTTCATCGCGAACTGGCGGGCAACGATGCCCTCGCCGTGCATGCGAATCAGCGCGTTGTCGACCTTGAGATCGCCACCAGCGAAGGCGACCTTTTCCACCTTCGGGTTGACCTTGCCGGTCGACTCGCTGAACGCTTCGTTCAGGGAGCGGAAGCCAACGGTCGGCAGATCCTGCTCGAGGGTGTACTGCCAGGTGCCCGAAGGCGCGTTTTCAATCGGGAGAATGGCGCCAAGCGGATGCGCGGCGGCATAGACCTCCGCGTACGTCCGCTCCGGGCCGATCTCCATCAGCTTGACGGATTCGACGAGAGTAAGAGCCAAAGGTGCCTCGCATCACGCCCCGACTACTTGTTGTACTTTGCGCGGATCTCCATCTGACGTGAGGCGCGAGCAACAGGATCAGGGATTGCCGCAGTCGCGGACATCTCCACCCTGTATGCGTCGTGCGACCCGATCAGAGGCGCGGACCCGGCAAGCGTTCCGGTGCCGTTTGTGACTGACGTAGGCTTGTACACGTCGTCGGTGAGGTTCTCCCTGAACACATCCACAACGGGGCGCAGCGTTGAGCCGTCGTCGTGGTAGACCTGCCCGTCCGTGCCGACCTTGAGGTAGGGCAACATCTCGCGCTTGAGGCGGTCGGGTCGCGCAGGCATGTGCTTGGCGATCAGATCCTCAAGGGCGTAACGCGCCTTGTTCCTCGCGGCCTCCGCCTCTGCCTCGGCCTCGCGCGCATTGCGAGCTTCGTTCTCGCGTTGCACCTGCCGAGCCCAGTTGCGGGTGGCTTCGTCCGGGATTGCGTCGATGTTCGGGGCGGTTGGGCTTGTGCCTTGGTCCTGAGTGACGGGCTCTGAGCCTCCGCGCCTCGCGATACGCGCACTTGCCGCCGTGGAGTTGCTGAGTCGATCAACTCTGTGGACAACCGGGGCGATCTTGGCGTCCAGTAGCTTCTCGATTGCTTCCAGGGTCAGCCCAACATTTGCAGGCGGTTGGTCGCCGGTCACGGTGTTGAGTACACCGGGGACTACAGCGGGGCTCTCGCTGCCAGGATTCGCGCCGGTTGTGGCGGTAAGCACTTACGCGCACCCTCCCTTTTGGGATCTCCGCACAGGTTCAACGCCTGTACGGAAGCGCACTTCGCCCGGGGTCCACGCCCGGACAGATATGCTTATCGCTTCGGAGGCGACACCTGTGAAGGGCGCTCCGTGCGATTTTCTACTGGCGGCTTGGGCTGTCCCGCCGTCATGGTCGCGGGCTTACCGAATGCGCCGCCCTGCCCGCCTGGTGCCGTCATGGTCGGAGGCGGCGGCGTGATGTCTTCCTCCGTCAAGGCGTCGATCTCGGCCTCGATCTCGCTCCATTCGTCCTTGCTGATCTCGCCGCGGGAGAGCTGCGCGATACGCTTCAGTTGCCCCTTGTGCCAGGTCAGGGACTTGATCTTTGGCCCGATCTTCAGGTACTCGTCGACCAGTTCGGCTCGGTCGGCAAGGTCGAACCGGCTCGTGTACTTGACCGAGCCCTGGAACGCCTGCGCGTCGATGGGCGGCGCGACTCCCATGAGATACCGCGCGGCGATGTCCAGCAGGTCGTAGTGGCAATCCGCCGCGTCCTTGGCGATGCGGGCCAGGGAGCGTGATTCGGTGTTGTTGAACCGCGACTGCTTGGCGGTGCCGGATTCCGCCTGCGGGCCTCCGTTGAAGGTGCCCACGGCGTCCGCTCCAGACAGCCTGGACGCCTGGAAGTCCAGTTCCTCGACGCGCTTCATGGCGGTATCGAACGCGCCGGCGTCGGTGTTCTTGTAGTCGACGCTCTCGCCCTCGTTGAGGATGAACGAGTTGGTGGCATCCCGGTACAGGTTGGAAAGCGTCCTGTTCTTCAGGATGACTTGGAGCATCGGCACGGCGTGCAGGTATGCGGAGATGGTCGCCCATGACCGCTCCTGGAAGCCGGCAAGGTCGGCGCGCTTTGCCCCGTCCAGGATGGACCGCGACTGAAGCGGCGCGATCTTGCGCCCGCCGCCGTAGTACAGCGCCAACGGCACGCGGTTCAGCCCGTGCGTCACCCGCGCCGTCTCGATGGGATCTCCCACGAGAGTAGCCGCGACAGGGAACACCGCAGGCGTTGCCGCCTCGTTCAACGGTGGCGAGCCTGGAGCGCCCGTACCGGCGTCCGAGACGCCCGAGGACCGGGCGATATTGCTCGTGGTGCTCTGCTGCTGATGCGACGTGTACGGGGCTTCGTAGACGATTGCCTCGGTCCTGGTCAGCACGATCCACTGGATCAGGCTCTTGCGCATCTCGGTAGGTGCGTCCTGCCTGGAGATGTGGTGCGTGAGGATCACCCATACCGGCCTGCCCTGCTCGTCACATTCCCAGTTGGTCACGTTCTCGGGTGCGAACTTCACCACGCGCGGGGCCTGGTCGATGCCGAGGCCCTTGACGATGTCCGTGGGGAGTTGGCCGGCGGCGTTGCGGGTGCCTGTTGGGACAGCATCCAGCGCGGCGGCCTGCTCGGGCGTGAGCTTTGGCTTGGTGACATAGAACGCCACGAGCCCCATCGGCACGGCCTCGTCGCTGTTGGTTTCCAGCAACTCGGTCAGGCTTGAGCCCTGCCCGTCGACGTTGTCGGCCCACTGCTCCAGCATCTGCCCGAAGGCGTCCAGTTCCTTCTGCTCGGCAGGCCCGTACTTGATCTCAGGCTGTTTGGCGAACACCGCGCCTGCGAAGCTCGAAGCGATGCCTTCCGTCTTGCCCAGGAAGGGCGAGATGAGGACGCGGACGCGGTACTGCGTCTCGTTCTCGAAGTCGCCGCGGTTGAGGAACTCGCGCTTGACGGCGGGATCGGAGAATCTCCCTGTGACGGCGCGCGCGAGCTGCCACTGGTTCGGAGCAGTGATCTGCTCCAGGTACCAGGGATGGAGGCTGAGGAGCGAGTCTTTCAGTGTGGAGTCAATCACTGGCCACCTTTTCTCTTGCCATCGCACTCACACTTGACAGCTACCGCCGCATCCGGCAAACGAATTATCCTCACAACATGCCCGCATTTCTCGCCGCGCATATAGTCGCCGTAGTGCTGATGGCCTTCGCACGAGCAACGCCAAAGGCGCGCGGTGGCTTCTGGATGCCATATGTCCATCAGCATTCTCACCGGCACCTCCCGCCGTGGCAATGACCGCCGCGGCTGTAGATGAACACTGGCGACGGCGCGTAGTATACCGGCGGCGCGTAGTAGGGCCGGTAGACGGTGATCGGCGCAGGCTCGGGCTCCGCGTACACGGTGGCGGCGCATCCCGACACGAGCAAGAGCGCGATGGCAAGCAGGAGTTTCTTCATGGTCATTTGTTTCAGTATGTGACGATCAGGAGCGCCGCCGACAGCAGGTAGCCGTAGGGCGTGTTGATCGGATCCTCGACGATCATCTGCAAGCTCAGGACGATGCCGGGCGGCGGCTGCGACGTGCAGTAGATGAAGCTCTGGCCGGCGGAGTTGAACCCGGTGGACGGGCCGATGAACCCCGACCACGCAAGGAAGAAGTCGTAGTAGAACATCGGCAGGTCGACGGATCCGTAGAGCGTGATCTCCTGCCCGATGAACGGCGGATGCGGGCACGCCCAGATCTCGTAGTAGGCGCCCGGCCATCCTTGCAGCCGCAACCACGGGAGCGGGTTGAACGGCGCGATTGGGATGGTGGATCGCTCCAGCGTGGCAAAGAGCGTATTGCACTGTCCCTGCTGCGGCTGTGGCGCCGGTGGAGGCAGCGTCAACTGCGCCTGCGCGATGGTGCAGGCGAGCATTGCCAGGAGAAACCGGCTCATGCGGTCTCGATACTCATGCAGTTGTCGATGGCGTTAGCCGACCTGAGCGCCTGCTCCTTCTGGTTGACCATTGTCCTGCTGTCGTTCCAATGGTCACGCACCAGGGCGACGGCTTCTATCTTTGCCGCAAGCCAGCCAGCCTCGAAGCATCGCCGCTCGTTGGCGTCGAATCCTTCTGGGATCTTGCTCATTCTTCCCACTCCTCCATGAGCGCGAGGACGGCGTCATCGTCGGGCGCATGCGCGGCGCAGAAGCGAGCGCAGTCCAGCAGTAGCTCGAGGTGCTCCTGTGTGAAGCAATCGCGGAACAGGCGGTCATCGTCCACGCAGTTCTGGAGCATCTGCAGAACGGTGGTCCGTTCGCTCGGCAACTTGCCGCGTCCTGTGGCCTTCAGCATGGCGTGACTCCTCGCGACCTGTACGCCGCCTGCCGCTCGCGGTGGCATGTTCGGCAGTACCGCT